GCGCCAGCCTTTGTTCCGCTTACAATCTTTGGTATTTGTTTTGCTGGAGTAGTAACAAGTCTAGTTTCACCAACGCCGGGAAGAATGGTCATAGGGTTGACAACTTCTGAAGCAAGGTCAGCCAAGCCTACCGTAAACATCGGTCTTCTCGTACCACCTTCACGAACATACGGTTCAGTGATTCCAAGATCACCCCGCAGAGTGTCTCCAACACCCCTAAGAAAACCAGATACTCCGCGATATCCGGTTTTTTCATCCCCAATATCGAATTGCTTACTGTACTCTCGTGCAGCCTCAAATGCGTCGGTCATGGACATACCGCTGTCCCGTGCTTCTTTGAACGCTATATCAAATGGCGTTTTACCCCCTACGTGTTCCGCGTAGAGTTCAGTCCCTGCGCCGCCACTTCCATAGGCTTGCTGCTCAAATGCTTCTCCCAGCCATCTTCCGAACGCACCCGTGCCTCGCCCTAATTCTGCTGCAACTGGTCCAATACCTTTTCCTATTGTCTGACCAATAAGGTTGGTACTTTCAGGCCTGTCTTCTTTTCTGAATTGAAAGTAACGTGACTCAGGCCTATGCACTCCGAACTGCATTTCTCCTGGCTGCTGGAATCCACCCTGCTCAAAATCTTGAAAAACCCGTGTAGGCTGCGCTATCTGTGTAGGCTGCGCTACTTGCGGAATTGGTCGGGTCGCATTGAACTCTTGCTCGCTTTGAGCAACGAACTCGGTGAATTTCTGCGGAGCCGTGGGATCGTCACGCTTCAGGCGATATGCGTTCCCTGTTAGTTTACGGGCAACGCTGTCGATCTGGCCAAAAAAGTCGTTCCCAGGAAAAGGAGGCTGTGTCATTCAGTTCTCCTACTGGTTGAATAAGAACCTAGCCGGTGATGCGAAGCGGGAAATACCTGTTCCCATTTGAGAAACAGGGGCACGTCTGGCACGCCTGCCAAGATTGAAGTCATTATTTAGAAAATCTGTAAAAGTTGGAGCATCTTGCCCTTGCTGGATTGCACGACCAGTTGCTCCAAGAAACTCGTTCTGGGCTTGGCTTGCCAGGTTTGTAAAGAACGGGCGATTATAGTCGGTTACGAGGCGAGGCTGACGAAACCTGTCCAGAAATGTCTGGAATATCAGGTCACGGCCTTCACGACCTTCTTCAAATATGCCTAGCGGGTTGAATTGCTGTACCATCTATCGACCGCCAAATATCCTCTTATTCAGAAACTCGGCAAAAGATAAAGCGCTGGGTTTCGCCTGTCCAGCGTACTGATCGAACCAGTTTCTCCCGCCACCGAATAACTCGGCGCCAACCCCAAGTCGTGACCGTGCCGCTTGCCGTGCAAGGCTTTCCAGAGTTTGTGCCTGCTGTGCGGTTTGCGGATTTAGTAGGTCCTGCTGTGCGGCAGTGAGTCCCCTTGACGGGTCTTCAAACCCTCCCACGGCACCTGCGCCGGGACTTATCCCTCTGGACGCCTCAAGTGCTTGTAAAAACTGCTGCCTTCCAGCCTCGCTAGCTGCGCTTCCGTAAAGTGGTTGATTCTGAACAAACGAAGCAAATGCTGGTTGAGTCGTGGTTCCTGTAACTTCAGGATCAAAATTTTCTGCCGTGGCTGGGTCAAATATATTCTGGAACAGAAACCTGTTAAACGTAGGATCATAGGCTCTTTCAAGTGCCCGTCCAGTTAGACCACGAGTGGGAAGACCACGATCCTCAAGCCCTCTGTAAAACTGCGCCCTCTGAAACTCTAGTTCGTCTGGCGCAAGCGATTCTGTAGGTAAAGTAAGCGGACCTGGGCGATCCGCTGTTGGATCAGGTAAAAACGAAAAAGTACCACTTGAAAACATTCCCTGACCAGTATCTGAAACAGCCCCTCCACCTACATCCCGACCACCAAAAAAATCACTCATAAGGGGAGAACCAAGACCACTCATCACTCCAAGTACCTTGACACTGTGCGCTCCACCTGGCGTTCGCCCAATCATCTTCGCTCCAGCAGCAGCCTTTCCTTGATTTTCGTCCACACCCATGCCGAAATCGGTTGAGGTAAATTTGGCGTTACGCCCATTTTGCTGTGCATATTCCTGTGCTTGTTGAAAAGCATCACGAGCGGCTGTGAAACCTGCCCTCTCCTGACCTCTTGCAAATACAAGTTCACCCTGGTCTGGTTGGTCAGGGAATGTGAGCCAAAAGGTAAAAACTTGCATGACGTACTCTCTTTTATATGTTCGGTTCTAACCCTGCTGCTTCAGCAGTGTTCCTTGGCGCCGTAGTGTTATATCCCGCATCAGGAGAGGGCGCAGCACTGACTCCCATTGTGCCAGCCTGCGCCAGCAATCTTGGGTCTGCACTTACTGTAGCAGGATTTGCCATGTCCTGTACACCCGCCCCACCGCCTTGTTGGGCAGCCCCGTTCATACCGGCTGCTGCTGCCATCGGGTTCGCATTAACAGCCTGTTCAAACTGGTATTGCATTGCCGCTTCTTCCATTGCCTCACGTTCGATTTCCCTCTGGATATCCATTTCAAGAAGCTGGATAACCTCTTCAGGTTCCCCCGAAAGACGGGCTGCGTGCCACTGTGTGAGCAACTCGTATTTCGCGCTTGACGCACGTATTCTAGCCCCTGACATACGCCGTTTTTCAAGGTCGTAATCCTGAACTTTAGCGATTTTAGTGGCTGCATATTGCTTCGACACGAGTGCTGTGCCGGTACTTGGATCGACCTGCGATGCGACCTGTGCGGCCTGCCAGAGCGCAAAATCGTCCTGTGGCTGTGTCTGCCTTAGTTCTACAGATAAGAGGTTATGTCCCTTGATATCGTCGGGGGCGATAACCTTGTTGAACGGCTGGTCTGTGTGGGTCTTGCCCCGTACTTCGATATCCTTGTATCGTCCGGTTTCGTACTGTCTGCCGAGGTTGTCGAGAATGCCTGCAAGCATGGATTCCACTGCTTTAAGGAAAGGGGCAACTACTTCGTTATCTGCCTGTGACAAGATTTGAAGTGCCGCACCAGATACAGGGGATGTAAGTCTTCCAAGTGCAGGATCAGACAGACCGGCATTTGACTCGTCGAGCCTCAACTCGCCTTCTAGCTGTCCCGCATCTGCTGTCAGTTGCGAAATGGGAAGAAGCCCTATGTCCTCGTCGTTATCCGTGGACAGTCCAAGTTCAGCACCGGAGGCAAATGCGTCCTGATCCAGTTCCTTGGTGCCGTCCCTTGACTTGACGATCAGGGTGCCCTGCACGGCTCTTGCCGTAAGTGCCATGCGGTACGATGCAAGCCGGTTTACCTGTGGAATGACGTGTCGGAGCGCAGCAAAGATGCTGTCACCGACGTCTTCTATGCCGGGGATTTCGCGGGTACCGTCGATAGTATCTTTCAGGCTGTAGTTCATTACGCCAGGGTTGTTGCCGATCAGCCGAATCACGATAGGGAAATTAACGGCAAAGGTGTCGGTCGGCTTTTTTGCGTACTGCCCGTCGATAATGACGCAGTTCATGCGTTTGCCGTCTTCGGTCCAGTAATAGTCCACTACACGGGCAAGTTCGTCATCATCGTCTTCGGGGTGCTGGACATTGTTTTCTATCCCGAACTTGAATTTCGGGTATTCGTCACGGATATCCTGTTTTGCACGCTGGGTTATGATCGCTGCCCATAGCGGTTCCCCACGGCCTTTTTCGTAAACGAGGTTTCGCGGGTCGATGGGCACGATATCCGGTATTGTCTCTCCCTGTGCGTCTTTAATAAGTACCGCACGGGTGCCGATCCACCCTCCACGAACGACTGCGTTCCAGGCATTTTCGCCCTGCACTGTGGAGTTCATGCCGCCTGACTGCAATCGTTCGTCTGCCATTTCGAGGACGCCGATACACCATCTTTCGTAGGCGTTGTTCTTATCTCGGAACTCTTCGTTGTCGGCATCGTCAAGCACTCGGATAATGCGTTCTGCGTATCCGACTCCGTTGGACACTTTGCGTGCAAGGACTTTCGCGAAGTTGGTGGTAACGGCATCTTTTATCGTGATGCCCTCGGTGGGCATTGGGACGAACGGGGTATTCTTCCAGCCCCATTCGTAGTCAGAATCCATGAATGCGGTGCGTTTCTCGAAGACCTGTTCCTTGCGGTCCACCTTGTTGAGGATACGCTCTATTGCAACCTGGTCTCTCTTTGATGCCATTACCTGTTATTTCCCATTCGCCGTATGCGTTCTTCTCGTGTAATAACCTTGATTTTTTTAGACTGGTTGTATGCTTCTTTACGCATCTGCCATGCCAGTCCTACTGCCATCGGGTAGTCATCATGCGTGCCGACCATGCCTTCAATCCGACCGTCTTTGTCAGGGTTCCTGATGACGGACGTGAACTGGTTAAGCCCCGCCTTGCTTGGGATTATAACCAACCTGTCCCTGACTGCCTCTATCAATTCCCCCCATAAAACGGTACGAGTTCGCCCATCTGTCCTCCACCCGATCTTGCCTGACAGCTTTCCCTGGGGGTTTCTTCGTTCGTAAAGTCTTGGATACTTGAGTTCCTGCGCCTTCTTGAGGGTCAGTTCTCCCCAGTCGTTATCCTCGATGGCCCAGACAGGGTTGTTGTAATCGTTGAGCAGGTTGACAGATTCCATTGCGAAATGTTCAGGTGCCATCGTGTTCGAGTAGACGTCGGCAACAACGTATCCTGTCTCGACGTCAATAATAGCAGTAACGGAATAATCGGCTCCGACTCCGTGCGAGGTATCGCTGCCTGCTGCGTATTTTTTCGCGACAACAGGCTTCTGGTACACGTTAATCACGTTATTGCGTATTTCGACCGGCTTTTTCGTGTCGAGGTGCATCGACTCAATGGCATCAACATCGAACGCAGCCATGACCCTTGACGGTCGCAGTGCCTCTTCCACGGAGGTCGGATGTTCCTGCTCCATGTAGAGTTCGGGCGACATTCCGTCGGTAACGGGTGCTTCCCTCTGTACCCTCTCGTACCACTTTTCGTCACGGTCAGGCCGTGACTGCCAGCCGTAGAACACTGCTTTGAACCCGTTTTCGGGTGATCTCCGGTGTATCTCCTTGAACAGTGTTCCTGCTTTTTTCTTGTTAACAGTGGAACACTGGATCAGTTGCCCGCCTGCATCGATTGTCGGCTTGATCGCAGCGTAGTTAAGTTCCAGGTTATCGTGGAAATCTGCCTCGTCTTGAATAACAAGCGTGGCATTTTCTCCACGTCCTGCTTTCTCAGTGGACGGCAGTGCGGTGATCTTGGACATCCGTGACGGGAACTCCATCGTGGTGTCGTTATCCCTGCCAATGGGTATCTTCAGATGTTGCGGCAGGTTTTCGTAGACGATTCTTGCCTTGTTAAGAAACGCAACGGACTCAAGTTGTCCCTGCGAGAACGCCAGTACGTTTGCGCCTTCCTTGTACATTGCTGTCCAGAGTGCGAATGTTGCGAGTACCCATGAGAAGCCAAGCTGTCTTGACTTGAGGACGTTTATGAGTCTTTCGTTTTCGAGGATTTCGACAAATCCCGTTATGTGGTCCCATTTCTCGAACGGTATGACGCCGCCCCTGGTGGTTGCGGTGGGTGGTTCGAGCAGTTTCACGAAATCGAGGAAGTCAATAAAGGATCGTGCTGCGAGTGCCCGTTCTATGTCCTGTATGGTGACTTTCGTGGTGCCTGGTGTTGTTGTCATGTTGAAGACTCGTCTGCTGGCAGTATCTCTTCGACGGTTACTTTGCCTTCGAGTTGTGGCATTTCCCTGAGTGATCGTAACTGGTCGAGGGTGAACTCTTCAAGTTGGGCTATGTCGTGTGTAACGGTAGTTTCGATGTGATCCACGAACATCCTGAGAGTTTTTCCCAGTAATTCCAGTGCCCTGATGCGGTCACTGTCTCTTTTAGCGTTTTCTGCCAGTTCATAGAGTCCGTTCAGCACGTAGAGCCTGTCGATCTTCTCTTCTGCGTGGTGCAGGTTATGCAATCTCGTGATTTCGGCCTGCACAGACTCGTATTTAAGGAGCCTGCTTCCCATGGCAGCGGCTGACGGCCCTGTCGAGTATCCTGCTGCTTCAGCAGACGCCCTTACCTTGCCGGTATTGACGTATTCCCTTGCGAACACCTTCTGCTTAAAGGCGTTTTCCTCGTCCCTGGTGGCAAACAGATGCTTCTTTTCGGCGGTACTCAATGCCTTACGTCTTCCTCGTCATGCAAAACAGCGCTATTTACGATATTCAACAAGCACTGGACGCACACGTAGTTGTTTTCCCCGTCGATCAGGAACGTGAAAATCTCTTCAATCTTGCAAAAAACACAGGTTTTTGTCTGCATAGAAAAATAATACACGATACACTGCCCTAAAGACCGGGGGTCGAGGAACCTCACCAGCTATAGGTAACTCCCCCTGGTCTTGCACAAAACCCCAAACCTCGGATAACATGCAATAACGCGGCTGGTTGCCTTACGAAACCAGCGGGGAAATAATGGCCACATACGCGTTATACGCTAAAAGCCAGCCACATAGCTGGGGATCATAAAGCAATCCAACCACAGCAGCAGACGGAACAAGCCTCAGAAGAGGCAGTCTCTCTCACCCAGCAAGAGTAATGCGACACAAAACTGCCAAAACCTGTAAAAAGGGGGGTAGGGGGGTCATTTAACCAAACCACGTTGCCGCTTATCATGCTCGCGAAAACTGCTAACAGCAAACCTTATGAGCTATCCACACCGAAGCCCCAAAGCGTAAGGTGTGTATAGCGAGAATACCAGCTAACCAATCCTCTCCTAAGCCAACTTTAACAAGCAAACAGCCGTCCTGATACTAAGTCGCAAGTAAACCATCTCCTTATTGATACACAGTCCCAGTTAACAACAGATATCCACATGTTAACTGCCAAAATGTCACCTTTTGTACACACATTTACCCTGTGGATAACGTGTGGATAACTGTGGATAAGCACTGCCAGCCTGGTTCCAGAAAACAGAAAATTGGTATGCGATATTTATGGGTTCACCACCATAATCATAACCAACCAACACAAGACATACCGCCACCTACCAAACACTAGCCAGGCGCACACCAGTTACTCGCCACCAGCCAACTGCCTGCTCACACGCCAACCAGCCACCCAAGCAGCCAACCAAGACAACCA